GCCCATTTTACCATAACGATAAGTTGTATTACCGTAAAGTAATTGACTTCCTAAAGGAAATAACTGACTTGAGCTTTCTGAATAAGGATCAACAGTATTCTCCGGGCTTCCGCCTTTACCAACGATAAAGTCAGCTGCTGCATAGCCAGTTGCTGCTGTGTACTTTAGGTGTGTGCCTTGTAATTTGCCGTATTTCGTTTCAGCACCAGTAGATGAATTAACAGTAACGGATACAAATCCATTCGTGCTTTTCGATCTTACTGGTCCTGTAAAAGTTGTATTGGCCATTTTAAAATCCTCGTAGTTAAATCATACCGTCGCTTCTACGATCGTCTGCTAGGACAGTCGGCACAATTGGTTATTCCTAGTTGTATCATGGGGCGGCTTGCCGCCCCATAAATATGAATTAAGCTCCTGGTGAACCAAAGATACCGCGAGGATCAGACCAGCCGAAGCTGTATCTTTCTCTTGCTTTGTATCTAACGTTACCAATCAAAGTCACCTTCCATCGCAGTTTTAATCGGTGTACGATTAAAATGCTTCAGACCATTTGGTGCGTCAGTTTTAAGAAACCAAGCATCAGTATCAGTTAGATAATGATTAACTTCGTAACCTCCGGAAACCATTCCTGAAGATCTTATCGCGTTAATGTCATTATCTGCTGTGCCTACTCTTTGCTCAGTTTTCATAAGTCTTTCTGCAACAAATTGAAGATTGACTGGGATAATCATTTTTGACGCTTTCACCGCTATTTTTAACCCACGATTGTCAATTAGACCAGCAATGTCAATCAATGCTTGTTCTAATGATGTTTCGTTCAAATCAGCTGCTGTTGACAGTTCGTTTTTATAGTTACCACCACTTACAGTTAAGTGAGCAGTAGAACATAATTCGAGACCGTCACCGCCAGTATAAGAAGAGTTGAATGCTCTGTTAAGAACATTTGCACCCTTAATTTCCTTAGCGTTAGCCATTGAACGTGCCAATGCTTTAGTGTAGCGAGAGCTGAGTCTGTCGTAAAGGTTATCCTCTACAGCTTCTTCAGTAATCGCAAAAGCTAAAGCGATTGTTTCGTGAGCGTAGCGACTAGTGTGAGCTTCAGTTGCGTCATCGTATTGGATGCCCGCTCCCTCCGCTTTCACTGGTGCGTTTCCAAAGCCTGAAAGTTCAACTTCTTCTTCGAAAGCTCTATCAGAACTTTCTGAATCGAAGATTCCCTTCCATTCCTGATCATACCGTGCATATTCGAGACCGAACAATGCATTCAATCCAGGTTCGAGCTCTTTAACGAGTTGCGAACGTGATATAGCCATTAGTTAGCCTCCTATATACCAGCAGCGTTATCGTAATAAAGTCCTTCGTTAACTCTAACGAGGAAATTACAATTAGCACTTGCTGTATCACTGTTATCAGGGTCTTTGGACAATTCGACAATTCTAAAGTTCGCCGTAGCAGCAGTAATATTGTCAGAATCTAGTTCCTGTTTGGAACGACCTGTCTTAGTACTGCCAGCGTGCGTTGAAACGAAGTTAGCATTTGACCCTCTATTAGCAGGCCATGAGGCGCCAATATCGGTACTATCTTCTTGTGCTTCAAACAAAACATTAGGATCATCTACGACAAAAGCGACCGCATCAGTCGAAGTAGTCGATGCAGGCCAGTATTTTGACCAATTAGCTTTGCCCGTTGAATCTGTGTAGAAACATCCGTTAAAAACGCCTAGTATGTTTGTCTGTCCAGCCGCAGCGATGGTAACAGTACCATCAGTATGCAACTCGACAGCATCACCAGAGAATATATTTGTATTATATGTACTAGCGATACCATATTCGGTTTGGCCACCATTAAAGGGAGCCCCACCTAGCATTTTTGTTGGGCGAAAACCAAATGGCGCGTCTTTATTTGCCATGGTTAAGTCCTCCTAAAACCAGTTAGTTGTTTAAGTGATAGGAGCTAAGATAACTTATTTATCGGAACCTCTACCACCACCAAAAGTAACACGACTTTGTCTATCGACAGAAATCGGCATACTTCGATGCTGCTC